ACTTACAAAAAAAATGGCTGAAAAACAACGTATAGCAATTGCTATTTCAGAACACAAAAAGAAACCTATGAAACCTATGTCATACTGGTTCAAATAATTAAGAGTTCTATATTCTATAATTTAATCTAAATATAAATTATATAATGCCTATAATTGCAATCGAAGGAAATATTGGTGCTACTAAATCGACCCTTTTAGAAAGAATACAGAAGCGATGCATTCAAGAGAACAATAAACATATTCATATTATTCCTGAATCATTGGATATATGGAATAAAATAAAAGAAGGAGACAAAACAATCTTACAATTATTCTATGAAGATAAACATAAATACGCAATGTCATTTCAGATATTAACTTTCTTAACAATGACTTATAATATGATGGGAGAAATACAAAAGTTAGGAAAGAAGGATACTATCATTATTGAACGAAGTCCTATATCGAATATTGTGATATTTGCTCAGATGTTATATGATGACAAAATAATAGGAGAAGTAGAATGGTCTATCATAAGATATATGGCGAATGGGTTAATGATGCCTGTTGATAAAATAGTATATCTTCGTTCAAAACCTGAAGAATGTTTGGAAAGAATAAAAGTAAGAGCTAGAGAAGGCGAAGAAGATATTTCATTGGCTTATTTAGAACGTATTCATAATCAACACGAAGAATGGTTAAAAGAAGTTCAACACGAGACAATAGAAAGCACAGATGAGATACAAAGATTCATAGATAGATTATTTTAGACTTATATGTATATGATGCTGTCAGAAGTTTTTTGGACCTTTACAATAAGTAGCAGCACAGCAGTCATAGTTCTTCTAATAAAATCGTGTGTCAAGGCGAATCAGAACATAGACAACTTATCATTTTGTTTTGGATTATTTAGAGCACATCGCGTAATAAGATTAGATGATATACAAGTAGCTAATGGAAGTGATGATGAAAATGGTTCAGGTTCAGGTGGAGGTTCAGTTCGATTAACACCTACGAGTGGAAAGCCTGAAGTCAAAATATAGAGAGAATATATAAATGAAAAGTAATACTGCAGATAAAATAAAAAAGAGGACATCACCAAACGATAAGTTTTACACACCTACATCATTAGTGATTAGTCATTTGGAACTTATCAGAGAATATATAATAGATCCTTCTGGAATAATATATGAACCATTTTCTGGACAAGGAGCATATTTAAATCAATTGTCTCAAAGTGGATTTATTAATAAGGTTGTTTCAACAGAGTTAGATAAAGGTGAAAACTTTTTCGATTTTAATGAACACGTAGATTATATCATAAGTAATCCACCGTATTCTTGTATAGATGATGTTTTAGTGAAATCAGTTTCATTACAACCTAAGATGATAAGCTATTTAATAGGTGTTAATAATTTAACAGCTAAGAGAATTGAATATATGAATAAGAATGGATATTTTCTGACAAAGCTTAAAATGTGTAAGGTATATAAATGGTTTGGAATGTCTTTCATTTGTGTATTTATAAAAGGTGGAAATAATTGTATAGAATATGATAGAGTGGTTTATCGATAATCAATATTTCTCTCTATTATATATATGTATGAAATAACTCCATATACAAAAGCACAAGCAAAGAAATTAGGTGTTCAAGTAAAACCATCAACTCGCAAAGGAAAGAAGATAGATGTATTCAAAGATGGAGACAAAATTGTCTCAATTGGAGCTTTTGGAATGGGCGACTATCCAACTTATCAAAGAACTCATGGAAAGGCATTCGCAGATAAACGTCGAGAACTTTATAAAGCACGACACCATAAGGACCTCATAAAAAAAGGAACAGCTGGATATTATGCTGACCATCTTCTTTGGTAATCGATTGAGAGAATTATTTATTAGTTATTTAAATATCTCATTAATAAATCCATATTATAACTATAAATATAGTTTAAATTATAGTTATAAATCATATTTCATATAAGAAAATCATCTAAAGACTAAAATAATTCGAATTATTTCAATATTATATATGGTTTTTGATATATTTTCTATATTATAACTATAATTTAAAATATAATTATAGTTATAAAACACTTAATTTAAAAAAGAAATAAAGTTATGGAACTACTTGATCAAAAATATTCTGTATTTCTTTTCTATTCATTTTTTTTAATTTTGTTTTTGAATATTGTTCTGTATGATTTAAAATTAAATCAGTCATCATTGATTTATTAAGCTGTTGTCTAGGTTTATATGGTCCTCTTACTTTACGAGAAGCTTTTTCAGCTTGTGCAGCAGCAATTGGAAACTCAACTACTCCACTACTACTACTCGAAACAAGGTTTGGTTCAGACTTTGATACAGATACTTCTGATGACTTTGTAACAGCTTGTGATGGTGGTCCTTCAGATACTAATTGTTGAAATGAAGCTGGAATAGGTGTGAAAATACTCGAAGAATTAATTGGAACGAAAGCCGATGTTGCTGGTTCTCCAATCTTACTACTTCGCATTGATCCTTCATGTTCAGATACAAACTTACTACTTCTCATTGATATAGGTGATACTGGTGGAGAAACAATATGACTTTCTTCTTTCTTAAATCCATGTTCTATTAGTGCTCCAACTCGTAATTGATTTCTTTGAGGTTGTTCATTAAATATCTCTGGTCTATTAACGACTGGTTGTTGAACTGGAGGTTGAGCTGGAGGCTGAGAAGGCGTGGGCATTAATGAAGCTGGTTCTGAATATTGAACAACTATTGGCGGAATCTTTGGAAGACCTAAAACAACAGGTGGAGGTAATTGGGTTGATTCTAGTGGTTCCTTCTTACGATGCGGTCGTCTCTTCTTTACTTTCTTTTCTTTCTTTTCATGAATATTAACAACCACACTTTGTCTCTGTGATTGTTTCTGTTTCTGTTTTATCTTACGAGGCATATAATATACAGCTAGATATTAATCGCTAAATCTATTTCTTCTCAAGACTTCCATACTTAGGTGCGTGTGCAACCATTTCTTTCATCTTCTTTACTGTGTGTTCAATATATCCTTTGTGAAGTTGTCCAATATGTGAATGCGGAGGAACTCCTTTTTGACCGAAACATCCTGAAGGTAATCCTTTATGTCCAAGCATATATACATTCTATAGATATTATTCTTCATCTTCTAAAAGTAGTTCGTCCCAATTGCTGAAGATTCTTTGACTTCCTGTATTGATATACATGAATGAATGAGGCTCTTTGAAACAATGCTTTAATATATCCATAAATCTATCTTGATGTTGTTCAACGTGTTCATCATAAATTGTCTCCATTTCCTTTTTATTTATTTTGAAAACAAAAATATCTGTGAGACCATTACGAACTGATGGCTCTACTGATTTATAATTCTGACAAGCAATCCACATTGATAATTTTCCATGTCTTCGATTATTAACCATTGAGAGAAACAATTTACGGATTTGATTGTCTCGTAAAGCCTTTTGAACATCATCAAAAATAATTAGACTTGTCTCATCTTCTTCAGCCGCCTTCTGAACTTTATCATAACAATCCGCTAAACTATTATACGTGAGTTCATCGTATAGTTGTTGCGGAGCTACATGTTTTTCGAAAAAATTATCTTTCATTGATGAGCGAGACCCTGGAGGCATAAATACGAATATCTGATGATATACTTTATGGAACATCTGTGGTGTTTTCAAGAATGCAGTCAATAAAGATGTCTTACCAGAACCAGCCCGTCCTAAAAAACAAGTAAAAGTAGATTTGTTCATTAATGATGTGAGAGGATACGCATCTAACTTGTCATCGAGCTTACCATCTACGCTAAACTTTGGTCTCTTCAAATTAGGAGTTTCGTTTTTTTGAACCCTTATCATATTATACTAATTTATAATATGATGATATATTATTGAGATATAATGTTCTTAAACACGAACGTCGCAAGAACCCGAGCGACTATCAATAACAACAATACTATCCAAGCACGACAAGCAATATACCGTGTGAGCATTTGTGATTGCTGAAGCAAGATTGAGCTCTAAGAATGCTTGGCTCGAGTTAAGGTTAATACCCGAGAGAATACCAACAGAATTAACATCTTCAACATCAACGCCAAAAAAGAACGATGATTGACCAAATGTCTCAGGAGCAGCACCAGTAATTGCGGCTTGAACGTTATATAGATAATCCTGTGTTCCAGAAGTTCCAGTAGTAGCCTGTTGGGTTCCTCCTTGTGGAAGACGACAGAATCTATCAGGAGCTGGGGCAACCTTAAGATTTGGAGAATTGAAAGAACCGACTGCACGTTGGAGCTCAGTCATAACGCGTGCAGGATGGAGAAGAGCTTCAATAGGAAGAGCTGGAAATCTTGTGCTATTTGCGTTGAAGCAAATGCTTTGAGCAATAGGATTTTTGGAATCATATTTACCATTAGGGCAACGAGCAGCAAGTAATTCTTGGAAAGAATAGAGAACAGATTTGACAGATGAACCACGAACACCAGCAATAACAGAGTTGAAACCAGTTGTTCCAGCAGAAAGCGTAGAAGCAGCCACTCTCCAAGTATTACCTTGTAAGTAGTATTTACCATCGTGGAGAGAAGCCTCTATCATCTGAGTAGCAGAAGGAGGAAGATTAATATACTGAAGATTGAGAACAATATCAGTAATAGTAACACGGAAGGTTGCGTTTGCTCCGATTACCTGATTTGCAGTAATAAGAGTAAGAGGCAAAATATTCGTGCTTGTAAGAACGACCTGTAATTTTGGAATGGCTCCAATAGGGAACATCTTGCTTGCACCTGTTCCAATAACACTGGAAATAAACGGATAAGAATAAGAAAAAGAAACCGAAGTCGTAGCAGCCAAATCAGCAGTAGTTGTTCCAAGGAAAGGAATCTCGTGACCCTTTACAACTGAGTCCTGTGTTCCAGGGAAGAAACCATACTGAAGAGCATTACCATCACGATCTGAGTTAGACATCTGGAACTGGGTCAAAGCATTATATATAATTCCCATTTCAGAAATCGATTCAAGAACATTACCAGCAGGACCGAGAACTTGAAGACCATCCCAGTAAGAAAATGCACCTCCACGAAGATTAGGAGCAGTAGCAACACGGTAAGTCGTTCCAGTAGTTAGAGCTTCATATATGACACGGAAAGAAATAGTAGATTGTCTCGTATCAATCCAAGAATTGCTGAGACAAGGAATATCAAACATCACGTTCTGTGAGTTAAAGGCACTATCAGGGAGAATAACATTCTGTGCAGGAGTAGTATAAGTAGGTGATACGATAGACGACAGATTTGACGGTGTGACGCGAATTGACTTCGAAGTTGTTCCATCAGGCATCGCTGAATCTAAATCAGAGAGTTTCATCAACTCAGGCACGGCGTATTGGATTGGGAGAGCCATTATAACATAACAAGACAAATTATTCTTAGACAGTTGCTTCTTTAATTGCTTTCTCGACTATTTTCTGATTATTTGTTTTTACTAAACTACCAAATGTCTCTATTCTTGGAATCCATTTTCGATATATATCTAATTGAACCGACCAGAAACTCGCTACACCATTGAAATTAATTGGACTACCACCTTCATCTGTCAATTTGAAAGTCAATCTTTGAATTGATTCTGTTTTTACTAAAGTCAGGATCTGTGGGGCATTATATACGATTTGACTATTCAATCTCGAATTATTTGGAATTGCTAAAATAATGTCTCCATTTTGACTATTATATCCATTTCCTAATTCTGGACAGTGAAGCATTATTCTTGGAATTGGTAGAAAATTAAACACTCTGGGCATAGTTAATGATTTCAATGTTGATGTTATTGTATCACTAAAACCTATTATATAATCGATTGTTGAATTAGCGGTTAGTATGAAATTATATGTGCTATTTGTTATTATGAACCTTGAATTGACTAAATCAATATTGATGCTAAATCTACTTGGGAGAATTGTTCTGAAATCAATCATAAACTCATTCGCGTTATAGTTTCCATATTCCCAATAGTATCGATATGTGTTTCCATTTTCTATGACTTCCAACATATTATTTGTCTCGTTTATTTGAAAGAAACTCACGGGTATAACAATATAAGGAATTGAAACTTGAACATACGCTATACTATCGTCTGGTGTCAGGAAATCAGGAATATCAAATACTACATATGATTTGTAATTTGGGTCGCTATTCAATACTGTAGCATCTGTTCCTCGAGTGCTGAGACAATATGTTTTACTATCTTGTATAAAATTATTAGCCATCTTATAATATCTTGATATATTCTATATGCAAGGTTATAGTGAAAAAGACAACTTGAAACCCTTGTTGAAAGCATCATACCAATCTACTAAAGATGCGCGTGATACATTACGTAATGCTGGTTATACTTTAGACCAACAGCTTAGCAATGCTAATACAAAAGTTTTTACAGACCAATTAGGAAAACCACATATTGCATTTCGTGGTTCGAAACACATCTTAGATTGGGTTCGTGATGACCCTCTGATTGCTTTAGGCTTAGGTCGCTACGCTCCACGTGTCCAACAAGCTCAGGATATTACAAAAAAAGTAGAAGAAAAATATCATCAACCCGCCGATGTTTTTGGTAATAGTTTGGGTGGTGCCCTTGCTGAACGTAGTGGTGCTCATGGTAAAATAGTAACCCATAATAAAGCTGTTGCTATAACTGATATTGGAAAGACCATTCCAAAGAATCAGCAAGATATTCGCTCTATACAAGATCCAGTTTCAGTCTTATCTCTCACACAAAAACATAAAGGAAGATTTGTGAATACAACTCCATTATTGGGTTTAGTAGATTCACATCTATATTCATCTTTACCAGATAAGTTTTTGGTTTAATTTTCTCAATTTCTTTATATGAATAATAGACAAACCATTTTCGAATCTATTTATCCGATTACTTTGAAAGATGCTCTGGATGACCTTGCGAAATTAAACCCGTTGCTTGCTATTGGTTCTAAGACTGGTTGTAAGTTCTTAAATTATTTTGTTGGAATTGAGAGATTGAATACTACATCGAAAAATGGTAAAACCTTTTTTGAGTTCTTAGATGATAAAGAATATGAAAAATATGAAGCATTATTGAATTATTACAAAACAAATAGACCTAATTATCCACTTATTCGTGGTTATTATAGGATTTATTCTCTCACTCATTCCAGTATTAATTTATTCAGACCAATTATTGCAATGGATATTTATAATCGATTTCGACCTACTTGTATATTAGACCCCACCTGTGGATGGGGTGGTCGTATGATTGGGGCGTGTAAAATGGGCATTGATTATGTAGGTATTGATTCAAATCCTAATTTAGTTTCTTGTTATGAGAAGATGATTCCTTATTTGTCTCAAATTGGAATATCAAAAATGAAGTTTATATCTGGAGATTGTTTGAATATTGAGTTTGAGACAATTCCATATGATATGGTCTTCAGCTCGCCGCCTTATTATAATATTGAACTCTATAATGGTATGGATAAACGAACTAAGAATGAATGGAATGACTGGTATAAATCTCTTTTTGAAAAATCGTGGAATTGTCTCAAAATAGGCGGTTGGGCTTGTTGGAATGTATCCGAAGAAATATTTAATAAATCTTTATTGCCTCTTTTAGGAGAACCTACATTAAAAATACCTTTACAAAAATATCAAAGGAATAAAAGCAAATATACTGAACTCATTTATTGTTGGAATAAAGTATCCGTTTAATTTATAATGGCTTGCATATATTGTAATAAACCCGTGAGACAAAATGAACCGATGGATTGCTGTTTGGAGTGCGAATGGAATCATATTCTTCGAAATGCAGCTTTAGATGATATATTTTTCTATGCTCAACAAGAATCTATTTTGAAAAATAAATTAATAGAAATAAAAAAACATTTGAGAGAAGCTGAAAATAGATATGAAAAAATATGGAAACAATTCGAACTATTAGAACGTCGATTTTAATATGTTTTATCCTTCATATATATTTCTATAGATAATTTATAGAATGACTTTAGCCGATTTTATTAAAGAGAAAAGACCAAAACTTTCACAAAGTTCCATAAATACTTATTGTTCTCTCATTAGACGACTTTACAAACAAGTATTTCCGAAAGACGAAGAAATTGATACTGATAAACTCATTTCACACAAAGACGCGGTCATTGAATATCTGAAGACTGGATTGAAACCAAAAGGTCGCGCTACTATGTTGGCGGCTATTGTTGTATGCACAGACAAAGATGAAGCTTATCGTAATATGATGTTAAAGGACATAAAGGATAAAGAAGCTGAGACAGATAAACAAGAACTTACTGATAAACAACGCGCTAATTGGCTCACACAAGAAGCCATTCATGAACGATTAGAAGAATTAAAGCACGAATCAGCGTTTATCTATAAAAAAGCTACAAAAACATCTTCCGATTTACAGCGTCTTCAGTCTTATATCATATTGAATCTTTATGGTGGTCAGCTCATAGCTCCAAGGCGAGCCCTCGATTTTACAGCCATGAGAATCCACGGTGAAATCGACCATAATAACGACAACTATATTGATTTCAAACAGAAACGATTTGTGTTTAATAAGTTCAAGACTGTTCGTTCTCACGGTCAGGAAACACAAGCTATTCCTACTGCATTAATGTCCATCTTGAAAAAATGGATTGAAGTAAATCCACACGAATATCTTTTAATCGATGGAAAAGGTCAAGGATTGGATTCTGTCACATTGAATCAGCGTATCAATAAAATCTTTCCAGATAAAAAGAATATTGGTGTAAATGGATTCAGAAAAGTATATCTTACGAATAAGTTTGGAGACACTATCAAAGTCAATAAGGAGCTTGATGCTACTATGAAAGAGATGGGTTCAAGTGCGTCTGTTGCTAATTCTTATATAAAACAAATTGAATAAAATTGAAATATTTAGAGACATTTTCTTAATATAGTATAAGTGAATGCCTAGTAGATATAATAAAGTTAAACCATCAATATTCAAATGGCGTGAGAACAATAAAGAGGAATATAATGAATACCAGAAAGCATATATGAGGCGGAAATATATTATGAATAAAGCAATAAAGGAATTATTAGCCATTTTAAGGGATTAATCGAATGGCGATTCTTTAGGCATTTTTTATAACTTTTTTCAAATAGTTATAAAATTATATAAAATTGAAATGATTTAGAATCTTTTTATCTTAGTATAACATATAAGACCAAATGTCGATTCCTTTCCTTGATTCCGCCACTATTCGCCTTCGCTCGCTTCCCAAATACAAAAGTTTCACTGCTCCATTCTGCTATGAATTAGATTATGGAATCCTTCATTTGTTATATAATACTGAAGATGAACAAATAACAGATGTGATGAAGCAATTAATGGAACCTTTATTACAAGGAATCGTGATTGAAACTGGTAAGGTTTGGATTCAACATAGACAAAGTCATTCATTAGGGAGATTTTATGGTGATGAAAAATCCATTATTCCTATGAGTCGATATATCAAGCATACTGTTTTTGATTATTGTGGAATTATTGACCTAGATATGGTAAAAGCGCATGCATCTATCGCTCTATGTATTTTTGAAAATATTCCAAATGCTCCGAAATTAGAACATATTCGCTTTTATGTTGAAAACTTTGAGAAAGTGAAACAGGCGATTATTGAATATCATCAAATAGACGACCAAGAAAACAAGATGGATGATGACTATCATATCAAGATGCTTTTTAGTTCGATGTTATATGGTGGCGGATTTGATGGTTGGAAAGAAGAAATATATGCTGGTAATCAGAATAAGGGTATATCACCAATCAAAATCAAAAATGAAGATGGACTCCATCATTACGCACAAAAATACAAAGAAGATTGTAAAGCCTTACATACTTTCATTATAAAAAATAATCCTGCTCTTGTGAAGAAATTGAAAGACCCTAAAGATAAACCATATGAGACAAATTGTCGTGCTGTTTCTTATTGGTTTGGAACTATCGAAAACCATATTTTATATACTGTTTATGAGTTCTTAGTAAAGCGTGGTTTGATAGAAGAATATAAATGTGCTTTGGAATATGATGGACTTTGTTTTAAACCGCTTTATGATTTTGACCGTCTTTCTATGGCTAATTCTATTAATTCTGAAATCTTTGCAAAAACTGGATTACAACTGAAAATG